AAGGTTGCCACCTTTTTCGGCTTTTTCTGTGTCTTCAGGTCTTTTCTTTGATTCATTTCGTGTTGCTTGCATAAGAAGACTTACTGCTTGTTCCATTTTGTCGGTCACAGTATTGGGTCTTCCGTTCTCTTTGAAAGCTCTTGTAAGCCAATCAATCTCTGATGTGACTTCACTTAAAGCTCTCATTTCAGCAACATCTTTTTTTAAATCTTCTGTCTTTGCTGCTTTTCCAACATCTTTTTCTTTTTCATCATCTTCTTCCTCCTCTTCTTCTTCCTCTTCTTCTTCTTCCTCTTCTTCTTCCTCTTCTTCTTCCTCTTCTTCCTCATCCTCTTCTTCCTCATCCTCTTCTTCTTCATTTTCTTCTCCCGTATCATCATCTTTTTCTTTTTCCTCAACCTCTTCTTCTTTGGTTTCTTCTTCGGTTTCTTCTACTTCATCTTCGTTCTTTTCATATTTTTCTTTTTCTTCGGTTTCTTCTTCTGGGACAGTTTCTGAGGTTGAGGAAAAATGCGTCGTGTTATATTTATTTTCTTCAGGCATATTTTCTTTATTATTATCTTCAACAGCACCGACTTCGAGGTTTTTTCGCTCTTCATTAACAGCTACAAAACCTGTGCCATTGTTTTTTCTTTTAGCCATTTCGAATTTGGCTCCAGGATTAGCAGGTCTATCTACCACACTAATCTCGTCAATAATTATCTCTTTAATTTTTTTACCAACCTTTTTAAGAATATCTCCTCCTAGGGAAAATCCCATATAAACTCCTTCTTCTACTTTTTTCCAAGCATTTTCATCAACAATCTTTGCCGCAATCCAAGTTCCTTTATCATCGTGCATATACTCCTTTGTCTTTCCAACAGCAGACAATTGATGCATTTCTCTAATGTTCGCCCATTGCATATAATCGTCCCAAGCATTAACTACTGCTTCTCTTTCAACAACTTCTCCATCAGAATCTTGCATTTCGGTAGAAGCATAACCCCAGACAAGCTTATTCTGCTTGTCCATTTTTTGAATCGGCACGAATACCTTAAACTTATTTTTTTTCATATTTTTTGCTTTCTTTTCTTAAGCTTATAATATTACTTGGACATGTCAAGTAGTGTTCTTCGGAGTAAAATCATTATATTTCTTTTCAGTTATCTCTTCTTGTATCTCTTCCCCTAATAATAATTTTACTAAAGCGTGAGCTTGGTGAGATACTCTTTCTTCTCCATTATTTGTTTTAACAAAAGCATTAAAGGGTTCTCCTTCTTCTTGAGGTGGTTCTGTTCTATAAGCATCAAATCCATCTGTTACATAAACACTTTCATCAAGTGCTTTTAAGTAAAGTCCTTTTGTTTTTTCGTCTTCTCTTCTTTTGTTTAATTCTTTCATTTTTTATCCTTTAAAATTACTATAATAATTTCTTGATTTTCCCCTAATCTCTATAACTTTATCTTTTTTATAAATATCTAAAACTCTCCATTCTTCATAATATTCATGACCCTTTCCTGAGGGTAAATTTGTTTCTTTTCTTATACTGTCAGTTAACTTTTTTCCTATTATTCTTTCTGGATTTTTTTCTTTTGCATAAATCATTTTTGCAGTTGCCACTTGCATCTCAGCTATATGTCCATTTGCAGCTCTATATTTAATCATTCCCCCATCATATCCTAAGTCCGTAGACATCATTCTTGCCTCAATTACATTAGGATTTTTTCTCAGATAATCATACATGTCCCATGATTGTCTTCTGTTCTTGGATACAACAGTATTTCTTGCAATATCAGTAACACCACCTACATTTCCTCCTTTTTCTTTTACAGCTTTTTCAAAAGCCCTAGCTCTTCCTTTTAGTGGTGCTTTAGCAACAAAAGAACCTTCAAATTTTCCAGAAACCTCATCGGCAAAAACATCTATTTCTTCTTTGGCAGATTCTGCATTTCTATATGACTCATCTAATGCCTGATTAACTCTTTCTTCATCTATCTCAGGGTCTCCTCTCCAAACCTCAGGCGGTTCCACTGGTGGCATTGTATATTCAAGTAAACACTTACAGTTCGGGTGTATGGGAGGTCTCTCATCTCCTGAGGGAAATATCCCATCTAACCCTTGTATAGTTCTCCTATCATTTTCCAAGCACTCATCACAAATATTGGGTCCAGCTGCTGACCAAGTTTTACTACTAGCATTATTTTTTTTAGCTGTAAGCATCTCTGTATCATTCACACACTCCCCCATTTCAGTTCTACTTATTCTCATTGCTCTTTTATTCGACATACTCGGCACCTTCTCCCTTATATCTTTTACAATATCCTCGTGAGCTAATCCTTCTTCTTTTCCTCTAAAAATACTATTTGCTATTTCTTTCTTATCCGTATCTCCAACTAAAGAAACTGTCTCATTAACCCTTCTTTGTATCCTCCTTTGCATTTCTTCTCCTTCTGCATTAAACTTTTTTTCCAAAACTCCCCTCTTACTAACCTTTTCTAAATTCACCTTATCAAGAAATGCCTGCCCTCCTCTTTCGGCAAAATATGTCATTGCTTTTCTTAATTTTTCTGTGTTAACAAATTCTTCTAATTCCTTGACATTTTTTAAAACAATTTCCCTTACATCTTCTAAGTCATCTTTATCCCAAGCACTATCTTCATCTTTGTTTCCAAATCTCTTGTTTATATCTTCCCACAATCCTGGCGTTTTAATCATATCTTCAAAGTGCCCTGAAATTGCCTTTTCAAATTCTTCTTCAAATTCTTTAAACTGCCTACTGTTCTCAACAGACCAAAGAACATAGTTTTCTCTACTGAAACCAGAGGTCTTTGCAAAGAATTTGTCTAAAGACCTATTTATCTCCTTCAATTTCTTCATAGTCTTCTAAGGTTTTACTTATTTCTTTTTTCAAATTCATTGCTTCTCTTAATATTGAATTCTGCCTAGTTGACTGTATCTGCTCATTAAAAATACTTTTTATATCATTTCTATTTTTGGCAAACATTAAACGTGATTTAATAAGTTTCTGCAGGTCATCACTTATGTCATCTGATTCAAATTCTCTAAAACTTTGACCTTTCTTTATGTCATTTTCGGCTTTTCTTTTCCATTTTTCCAAGTCTTCAACAACCTTATCTTTTTTTACTATCTCCATATCTGTTATTTCTTCTCCAAACCCTTCTTCATCAGATTGCGGAATATTATTACTAACAGCAGGTTGCGGAATAATACCTTGTGCTATATCTCTTATAAAAACTGGTTGCCCTTGCAATATAACAAAATTATCAACACCTATCGCCTCCCAACCCCTTTCTTCTCTTGCTTGGTCTATCGACTTTATTCCATTCTTAACAAGTATCTCATCTGCTTGAGCATTTTTGAGTTCGTCTTCTTCTTCTTCCAATTTCCAATTAAATTCAAGAAAATCATAACCCATATCTTCTTGAATAACTATATCCAGCATCGTTTTAATGAGTTGCATAAGAGGTCTTTGTCCTACTCTTTCTCCCATTACTGCTTGCGTTTGAGCGGTTGCTCTATTTACATCTTCAGTAAATCCAATATCGGAAGGCATTATATCTAAAATAGCACAGGTCTTATGAAGTAACCACTTCTCATACTCCACATATCTCATATCTTGAGGTTTATTTCCTGCTTGATAACCAGTTCCTTTTCCTCCTGGCATGAATTTCAACTTGTGTTGTCTTTTTCCTGTAATGAGAGCGTCAAACCATTGCTGGAATTCTTTAACATCTTCAGGGGTATAGCTCTCAGGTAACATCCAAAAACCTTCAGGGACATTACCTTCGGTCAACATACTTAAATTGTAAAGTTGAGATTTCAATGCGGCATCAACTCCTAAAACAAGACTTTCTAAAGGTGCAAAACCATATGGGCTAGTCGTTCTCGGATTAAGGGTCATGTAAATCATCTCATCTGTGGTAAACTGACCTACCAACTTTCCTTGTATCCATTGCTCGTAAGCAATTTCAGGTGGCTCTGGAGTAGTTCCATCTGCTAATACTCTTAACTTAATAGTAGAACCATCAACAGGAACAAGTTTCTTTAGCACTCCACCTTCTTTGTCTTTCCAGACAACAGGTGCGTCTATAACAAGAGCATCTTCAATAATCTTGTTAATGAAATCTCTAAACCTACTATACTTCCCCATCGGTTGAGATAAAAAGTCTTCGGTTTCTTTTATCTCACTTTTATATTTATCTTTGTCTTCTGTTTCATTGGTAGGAGCAACATACCACTCCAACTTTTCAATCTGTCTTTTTCTTCTATTAATACACATTCTCGCTACATCATAAACTTGCGAGAATTGTCTAAGAGTTTTAAAATCAACACCTTCTCTATAAGGTTTTCCTTTGTCCATTTCTCCGATTACTCCCCTTTGAAAAAAAGCAGGAGCTTCACTTTTACTAAGCTGTTCCTGCTGTGTCTTTATAACATCATGCAAATGTCTTACTTCTGGTTCCACAAGTTTCTTTCTTATGTCTTCCCAGCGTCTTTTTATTATGCTCATATTTTATAAAATGTTAAACAATAAGAGTTTTCCTCTTTATACCAAACTACAGCTTAAAATGGATACTGTCAAGTTACATTCTTTTGTAATCGTCTTCATATCTTGTTATATCACTTTCCTTCGGAACACCCATTGCAACTTCAACAAACATTATTCCATTCTTCCCTCCTTCTATTCTGTGCTTTAAATTTCTTGGACAAAAGAAAAATCGTCCTTTGCTTCTATTATTACACTTCTCTATATGTTTGCCTATTCTTATACTCCCGTAACCTTTAATAAAGAAAAAATACTCATCTCTCGCTTCGTGACTTTGTAAACTTGTTCTCTCACCCTCACTCACAAACATTTCCTTTACCCAAAGTATCCACTTTTGATTGTATATTTTTTTATAATATCCCCACGGCTCTGGTTGAAGCATATTTTTAGAACTAACCCTTCTCAAGTATTCGGGTAAGTCCATCTTTACCCTTCACCATAAACTGGTGATTTGGTAAGTTCTTTTTAATCTTCTTCTCGTGTTCCGTAAAATACTGCTCTGATTTAACAGCACTATCATGAACACAGACCTTTTCTCCGTTAGGATTTGTAAAGACCTTTACTGCATAATCGTATTCTTTTCCACAATTTGAACAAATATTACTCATTTTGTTGCTTCTTCAAAAAGTTTTTTCCATTCACCTCCGACCTTTTCTCCCTCCCATTTATATTCCTGAACCCACTTGTAAGCATTCTCTACCTTCTCCTGGGTTTCTTTTTTATTATCTATAACTTGGTGCATTTTCTTTACAAGGTCATCAACATCCGTTAGGGGTCTTATTCTATTATTATCACCCTTCTGAACAAATTCTTGTTTGGTCTTAGAGATAGTTCCTCGGTTCTCTCCCAGTATTTCTGGTGCGGTTGTATTATTTGGCAGTATAACAGGTTTCTTAGTTGCCATTGCTTCTGTTGCTAACAATCCCCAACCTTCTCCCAAGGTTGTAGAAAATACCCCATCCACAAGGTTGTAAAGTTGGTTTATCATTCCCGTTGTAAATCTATTCACCTTCATAACCTCAACTTGGGGATGACTCCATTTTTCACCCATCGGAAAATCTATCTGTTTTGCAATCTCTTCCAAGTCAATCCCAGAACGGTCTTTGATATCACAATGAAAGTAAAAATAAACATCCTCTCTTTCTTCAGATAATTTTTTAGCCGCTAACATACCCCTAAACAAGTCTTTTCTCATTTGGTTTCTATTCAGGTTCATAAAAATGAACTTATCGGCATTAGAACCAAACACCTCTCTTTTTTCTTTCTGTCTTTCTTCTTTTGTCCATTGGAAAGGATAAAAATCTTTTACATTGGTTCCGTGATAAATAACCCTTAATACACCCTCCAATCTTCTTCTTAAAGAACGAGGCAAGACATTAAGAGTTTGCTTTTTGGCATAATTCGAATAAGCAACAGGATAGTCTGCCCGCATTACAGCATTCTCTATCCATTCTTTCTTCGGTTGTGCATCTATCGGGTAGTAGTATATCCATTCAAATTTCTTATCTATCATTGCCTTTGCTTCATTTATCTTCTTGGCTACGGGTTCTATATTAAAAGTGTCTTGCAATACCCACACCAAGTCATACTTACCAGTCATTAAGAGGTCTAAAAATACCTGCCTTCCAAACACATCATCATAAGCGGGTCCACTTTTCATTATCGCTTTAGCTGGGTAAATGTTATAAGGAAATTTCTTTTCATCATAAGGGTTTCCGTTATAATTAATTCCCACAATATCAAAATCATACTTTCCTGTATCGTATAGCGTTCTTAAAATATTCTTGCTCACTTGTCCGAAACCTGAATTACAAGTCGGGCTATCTGCTAATACTAAAACTTTCTTTTTATTCATTTTTTTTATATGAAAAATTATCTAATAATGCAAAACTCTTATGACCTTTCATCGCTAAGCTATCGTCTGTGTCTATTGGCATATTTTTTGGGACATCTTTTTTGCTCTTAAAAACTTCAGCATACTTTAAGTTATATTTTTCTATCAAGTAATCACCATAAGACCCTTTACTCGCTTGTAAGCATAAATTATCTGGTATTTCGTTTAACCTTGCCACCCAAAATCTTATAGACTTTGTAAAAGCCCAAAACTTTATCTTCGGATTATCTCTACAAACCTGTAACCACTTATCAAAATAACCTTGGTTAAAGAAGTCCCCTGAACCGTGAATTCTAATATGTGTTGCATCTTTTGGAATTTCTATATCTCCACCATTTAATAAATACTCAAAATTATTCCATCTACTTTCTCTTACTGCTGGAAATCTCTCTGCCATTGCGGCATAACATCTAAACTTCGTTCCTATTTTTTCAAACTTCCCTGTCTTTCTATCTACCTTAATCTTACAATCTTTGGCAAAAGGACAACTGTGCCCTGCTGGTAAATTAAACTCATAAACAGGAAACGGGTAAAATGTTTTTTTCTTTTGAAACTTTAACATCTTTTTACTTTGACTTAGCAGTTATTTTTTTATCTCCTATTGGTCCAATGTTGTCTTGATAAATATCTCCTCCCATTAAACTTTCTTCTCTTACTATCCACTTATAACCTTCTGATTCTATAATTTTCATAGTTTATTCATAATATTACTATATTTTTATCGTCAAGTTTTCTTCTGGGTCAGTCTTATTCCATTGTCCTACGGTCATTGGCGTTTTCCAAGCTTTTCCATACCTGAACTCACAAAACATTTCTGGATTTTCTGGAACTGGGTATTCTCTATCTTTTATCTTTCTCTTGCTCGTTTTTTCAATCCATTTCTTCAAAAAATCTCTTCCTTTTTTAACATCTGTTCCAGTTGGTTTATCCATTCCAATATAATACATTCTTTTCATTATATCTCCATTTTCAACCCAAAGAAAAATATCCAAATGGTCTTTTACTTCTTTGTCTTTAATAAACTTTGCTTGAAATCCTGTGTTCTTAAACCCTTTATACCAACGTATCTCTTTAATCTTACTTAACGAGTTTTCTATTCTTTTTCTGTCTATATCTAAACAACCCAAGTCTACATCTTCGTCCCAGAGAATTATATCTCCTTCTCTTGTAGCTCCTAAAAGTGTTCCGTAATCAAGCCAATACTTAATACCATCTTTTTCAAGCTGACTTGCAATTCTTTCTAACAACTCTCTTAGGTTCTCTCTTCTTTTTTCCTTATTTACTTCCATAACTTATCATACACATAATAGGTCGCTATTCTAATAATCGTATAAACTACTGTAATCTCGGTAAACGCTTTCCAGCTTCCTGTGAAGTAAAAAACTATAGCACCCCCTATTCCCATTCCAAGAATTATCTCGTAGAACAATGCCTTGACTATATGTCTTTTACTACCTTCCATTTTAATCTTTCTCCAAGCTCTTTCGTGGAAGTAAAATATAAACAGAAATATGGTATGGTGTATAAATGTAATCGCTGTTGTCGTTATCCAATTCCTTGTAAATAGATAAGTAAGCGTTGCTAGTGTTATTACTCCTAAAATCCTCCAACAAATGCTTTTCCCAAACGAACTACTATGGTCTTTAATTTTTGTATTCATTTTTTACTTTAACTTTAATCACCGTACTACTCGTTTCTGAAAAGTATGGCATTACTATGGTTTTCCCATAAGGGTTAATAATCGGCTCTTTATGAGAAGTACTTTCAAATAAAATGTCTGGCTTAATTGCGTGAACATTCTCTATCGGAGAATACTTTTCTTGTGCTACTACCACATCTACTGATTTTAATTCGCTGACTATATCGACCCTTTCAACGAAACCAATAATTGGTCTTGTCTTCTTTTCCATAGTCGCTTGGTCTGTTAAAATTCCTGCTATCAAATAATCACACATCGCTTTGCAATTTCTAATATGTCTCAGGTGTCCACTATGAATTATATCTGCTACTAAATAACAGTATCCTATTTTCATTCTTCTAATAATAAATCTAATAATACTTCTCCTCCGTCTGTTATTAATTCACAACTCATAAGTCATTTTATTTCTTTTCATATTCTTTTCGACATTTACCACAATACCCCTTTTTAAGTTTTCTCTTCTTTCTACAACCTTGACACCTCATTTTTCTAATAATATGTCTAATAATTCTTCTCCTGGTAATTCTCCTTCCAGATAATAATCTGCCTTTAAGTGTTTCTTGTCTGCTGATATTCCTATTCCTGCGACCTTTACCATGTCTTCGTCATTTTTCCTATCACCTATAGCTATGATATTTTCTTTTTCTATTCCAAAATCATTCGCTAAATCTATTATAGTATTTCCTTTCGAAGTGTCTATTTTTTGAATATCAAAAGCTTCTCCGTTCCACATTATATCTAACTCAATTATCGGGTCATGCTTCGCAACAATATCATACACTTCTTTTAATTCACTTTCGGCATGAACTGTAAGAATAAATTGCTTTGGCTCAAACCCTTTGATTTCAGGGTGTTCAAGTTCCTTTATATCTTCTTTTATATCGGTAAGTTTCTTTATAATCTTTCTCCAATCCGTATTACTCCAAGGTTCTTGCATAAAAACACTTTGTATGTTCACGAGACTTCCGTTCTCAGCACTAAAAATAACTCCATCTTTAACTTTCGCGTATATCGATTCTAAATAAAGCATGCTTCTACCTGAAGATATACACACAGGAACTGTTTCTTTTAACCAATTTATCTTTTGAGCTATTCTATCCGAAACCACTTTCGTAGAAAACCACAGCTCATAATCATTACCATTAAATTTCTCTCTTATTTGTGTCCCCCTTGGAACAAGAACACCATCACTATCAAAAACAACTAATCCTATCTTTGCGTCTTTAATTACTTCTTTAAGTTTATTTTGCATCTTTTATAAGCCAACTACTGCTTTGAATCTTTCCTCCTCCTACGTTAAATACAGCATATATTCCTAATTCATCACACAAAGGAATTTCTGGAGTATTCGAGGGTTTACTATCTCCACCTTTGGCAAAATACTGAATATCAAGCTTATACCTTTCAACCAAATCTCTTATAGTTTTTCTCTGAGTTCCATCTTGGTCTATCGACCTAACAACCATATCCACACAACTAAGAGCATTAACTATTTCTATTCTTTCTTCTAAAGACATAAACGGTTTACTTCCTTTAATCTTTACTTGCTCATCATTATTGACTATTACAAGCAAATTGCTCCCAATATTTTTTGCTCCTTGTAAATATCTAACATGACCTATATGCAAAGGGTTAAAATATCCACAAGCTAAAACTATTTCTTTCATATTAAATAAAATATACACCATCTTCAATTGGGCGGAAACTTCTTTCTTCAGGAGTTCTGGTTACACAATGTCCACACTTAATGGCAAAGGGTGCGTTTCCTTTATGACAAACAGGACACTCCCAACCTTTCTCGTTCTTTGAACAGTGTTCTTCATCTTCTCTGAATGTTAATCCTTTTGCTTTTTTAGACTTTTTCATAATTCATTTTTATTATGTTCTAATACATCTCTCCAAGTCATTCTCTTTTTGGGTTCTTCGACCTTTTCCTCTTGGGTAGAAACTTCTTCTTTAAGATATTCTAAGAACCCTTTTTGTCTTTCATCTTTTAATAAACTAAAGCACACTCCTGCTACACTATCTGTTACATCTTTACTTCCTCCTTGCGGGTGGTCCACTTTCTTGCCTCTAAGAAATTCTAATCTTTTATATTCTTTCATCATTGGCTCAAAATAATAATAATCAAGCTTTTTAGTGTGCAATAAACTCTTGAAAGTGTTATACGGCTCTACTGTTCTGTCTACTGATAACAACTCTGCTTTTATACCTTTATTATTCAATATCTGAATTGTGTCTGCACTTTGAAACTGGTCAAATGTCACAAGTTTTATTCTGAACCCTCTTTCTTGTAAAGAATAAATAATCTGCCTTATCTTTTCAAACTCTATTTCTCCGTCAGGTGGTGCTTTTATCTGCATCATTAAATCTATCACTACTATATCACCTTCCTTATGTCCCATTACGAACCCACAAGCATCTCTTTTTAATGCAAGGTCAATATGTATATGTCTGGGCTTGTTGTCTCCTATAAACCACTCTTTAAAAGAACCTCTTTCATCTATCGGGGCTTCTCTGTCAGATACATTTTTATCTATAATTCCGCTATCTCTATCAAACGCTTCTATTACTAAACTTGGCTTCGCACCAAAATCTCTCATAAACTTTTCTGGATTTGCTTCGGCTACTTTTTGAAAATCAATTGGAACATCCCATTTTTCGTCATCATTAACATTAAATACAAAAGTCTTTTCATTCATCTTATCTCTGTCTTTCACTTCCCATGTTTTAAAA